TTTTTAGTCCAGTCAGCACCCAAATACCCGGCAGCCGCTAAAGCTCGGCCTTGCGATGACGTACAGCAGTTCTCAATTCTGCTAGTGGCATTAACGCCTCGATCAGTTAAGTGTTCCTCTGCGTAGTCCACAGTGGTTGGCTGAGGGTCGTTTTTGTCTAGCCACAGTGTCGTTTTAATTATGCACCTTTTGCCATCGTCAAATACAAGCTCTGAATGAATAGCGCCAGCAGGGTGGTCAATCCAAAACTGCTTAATGCGCTCACTTACGGGTGTGTACTCGTCAAGGTTAAAAGCCACGGGCGTGCTCTTTCTCTAAGCGGTCTAGTTCCGCATTGCAGTAGGCAAGCGCTCTTTTCAGCACTTCTATTTCTTGGTCTTTGGCAAAGATGATGCTGTTTAAGTCGCGCTCGTTCTGGTACAGCAACTCAGCCACATCATCGTTGTGGGTGTACTCACTCATAGTTTTACTGCTTCTTCAAGAATAATTTGTAGTTCTTTTTGTTCCGTTTTGTTCATTAACAATGAATACGGCAGCATTATCCCTACCAATTTTGTACAAGTTCTTTTCCACATGTCACGGTCTACGCGTAGGCGTTCAATCTCATCGGCTGCTTCAAGAACATGGCGATAAGACAAATACTCATCGTTTACATTTTTGCGTAGTCGGGTCACAATGTCATCACTCATGTGTTTGTTTAACAGTGCTGATGTAGGTAATGCCTTTAGAAGCGCCAGAAGTGTTAAGCGATGGGTGCCACGCTTGGCGGTTTTGCTCAGCAATAGTTGGCAAAGAATGAAGCAAGCCCACGACTTCAAGCACAAGGCTGGACTCCTTAAAGCGCAGCTCTATAGCAAGTTGGTTGCTGAGGTTCATTAGTTTGGCGATTAGTTCACCTGTGGATGTTTCCATTTGTTTTCCTTTGTTATTTTCCTGAGGTTGCTCGCCAGTGACCTAGGCCGCCATTGCGGTACAGGTACTGTGCGACTTTGACATTACAACGCGGTGTGAGCAGTGCTTTCATTGTGTCTTGTTTCTTACAGACAGCCCGTGTCACAGTCTGCCACCCTGAGTTGATCTGTAACAGCCCTTGGTCGTAGGACTTGACTGCCTTGCACTTTCGGTAGGTGCTTGCAGGGGTCAGTTTGCAATCTGCATGGCTCATGCCGGGCTTGTAATTCCAGCCAATCGCTGTGGGTATGCAGCGCGACTCGCGCCACATGATTTTGCTCATAGCAGGCACAACCTTGGCAGGAAAATACTCGGCCAATAGTGGTTCCCATTTAGGGCATGAATTAGCAGCTGCACTTGCGTGGGCTGGGGTGGATAGGGCAAGGATTAGCGATAGTGCCATAAGTTTCTTAATCAACTCTCTCAACTTCTGTTGGCGGCCCCCATGAGTGCCAAGACTCTGCACGTTGGCAGACTTGGGTATAAACAATCAGGCCTGTGGATAAGTCTGTAAAGACTTGCACCATGGTTTTCTTATCTTTAGACCTTAGAGCCACATAGCCCCATGTCGGTATCATGGTCTGTTCGCCATCATCTTTAGGTAGAGCCAGCAGGACACCCAGCCCATAACGAAACTGTAGATGAATTGAGTATCGGTCATGCCCATCCCCTCACTGTGTCTATTCCTGCCTGTGTGATTGCACACACAATGCCCTGAGAGCCACTCGTAAGCGCTCTACGGATGCCTAAGTCCTCAATTAGACCTAGAATGCGCAAATCTGAGCAACGCTTCCAGTAGCCCTTAATGTCGTGGCCGTTCAGCGCGGCTCTAGCGCCTGCTTCCTCATCAGTCAGGCCCAGCGTGGCGTAAAAGTATTCCTGCAGCAGTAACGCTCGATGGGTATTTACCCGAATGGGGCTTGGTTGGCGGGATGTGTCCGGGTCTGTAGCCCTGAACAGCGGTAGGTCTGTGTAAATCATGTTTCCTTTGTCTTTCTGCTATTTGAGTAGCAATAATTACTTTACACAATTTAGAAAAGCGGTGGTGGATATCCCAATGGAAACAAAGACACCCACCACCTAGCCCCAACACCGCTCAAACAGTGGCTGGGAGTTCTTACGGCAGCACGGGTGGTTTGTCGCCACAGACGTATTGCCAGTGCCACGCCTCAAACTCAGGCGATTTAGGGTCTGAGCCTTGAAGGTAAAAACCATATTTAGGTGCATTAGCACATAGCCAGTCAAAACATTTGCCACCCATAGAAACAAGGGCACCATCTTTGTCATACCCAACGTCAATGGCAAGACCAAAGCCATGGTTAGAAGTACCCGGCACACCACTAGGCGACTTGCCCTTTTTGAGGTACCACAGTTTGTCTTGGTATTTGCGTGTCACTTGTGGGCTACGGCCTTGGTCTTTAAGTGCGTAACGATCACTGAACATGGCTAGTTGTTTATCAAAGGGGCGGTAGTCGCCAACATTGCGCAACTTAAAACCAGCAGCAAGACAATCGGTGTAGAGCTTGTTAAAAGCAACTGCTGCACCTGTCCACATTTCGCCACCTGTCTTTACTTTTTTGAGCATGGCTGGGGTTAGGTTGCCGTTGCCTACTTTGGCTACTTCGGCTGGTAAAACCATTTTCTTGTATGGGTAAACCTTGGTCATGCTGGTGGGTCTTTTGGTTTGTCTTTAAGCCCGTTACCAGCCAGCAAGCCGATAAGCCCACCTGCAAGGGTCATAAGCATGGGGCTAAGAATTGCCCAAGCCTCTGAGTCGTTAGGTGCCTGTTCCGTACTCTGTACGACAAAAAGCAAGCCGTAGAGCAGAGCCACAATAGAAAACAGGAAAGCGCTCGAGAGGCACACACCTACGACAAGGATTAAACGTGCTTTTATTTCTTCGTTAGTAAGTCTGTTTTCGGGTTTCATTTGCATTTACTTTCTAGGAAGCCGTTGGCTTTTGTGGTTTGGCAGTTGTGGCGTACACGGTCTGAGCAGGCTGTGAGGGTGAGCAGGGTGAGGCTAAGCAGGGCTAGGCGTTTCACCGAGACTCATTTCTTCAATAACTGCCAAATAGTTGGCGTATTCTTCTTCTGTCATTTCGCGCACTTCGTCGCCTATTTGGATGTTTGGTCGTGTCATGGTTTATGCCTTTCGGTATCCGTAAACGGTGATAGTTCCGCCTGTCATTGCGGCACTTAAAATTGTAAAAGCGGTATAAGAAACGGTGTCGGCTGTCTGGCCCATAAATGGGCCTGATTCCGTTGGTGAGTTAAAACTTGAAGAAAGAAACGTGTTTTTAGCAGAATCAAATGGTGAGAAAATATCTAGGTTTGCGTAGATTCCGCTTGTAGTCGCGTTCCCTACATACACCATAGAAGTAGCACTTGTCGAACCTAAAGCGGATACCGTGTTGTTCCATGCCGCGTAAATTAGTTGCGATTTGTAGTTAGTTGTTTTAGAGCCAAATTGCAAAGAAATATTGGAGTTAGAAACAGCCGTGCCACCTGAAATAATTACTTTGTAATTGTCAAAATTTGCGGAAAAAGCGCTTGGCACAACAACGCTTGTAACGCTATTGCCGATGGTTTGGGACTTGACATACACCAGTCCTGAGTTAGCCAAATAAGTATTGGTATCGGCAGCTGTAAGCACCGACCCACTTGTAAAGGTTTTAATTGCCATATGTTTTTATCCTAACTATTACCAACCAAGACGGCTGGTATCTAAAACGCCCAAAGTGGAACTATCTAAAGTAAAAAACTGGTAGTAGGTCAGCGGTGTAAAATAAACCGTGACCGTTGTTTGCGTTGGGGTGGCCACAATATTGAAGCCCTCTGGTATTACTTGCACCGTTGTATCTGAACCAGCACCAGGAACGCGATAAGTCAAATTGGTTGGTTTTTTACCACCAAGAGCCATAACCACACCATAAAAATCAGGGGAACCAGCAGGTTGCATAACATCAGTAAATTGAATAACGAAGCGTTGTTTGTTTGTGTCGCTTAAAGTGTTGGCCAACCATTCAGCAAGACCAAGAGCAGTGGTCGTGGTTGCATCAACTGTTGAAACCGTAAAACCATTAGCACCATAAGCAGAAACAGAGGTTGCATTAGTGGCTTCTTGTGTTGCCAAGCCTGCTGGCTGTACTTGCACTTGATTCATCAAATTAAGCCCTAGATTTATGCGTTCAAAACTGTCGTAGGCAATAGTGCTGGCACTAGCGGTTCGCCCGTAATTAGCACTGGCAATAGGCAACAAAGCAATTTGGTCACGAGCATAGAAAGCAACTTGGTTTTCAGTCATTGAAAGCACTGTGCGTTCAGTGTTTACTAGCAAGTTAATGAAGTTAAGAACAGAACCGTTGTAAACGCCAGCACTGCAAGCGCCGCCTGTGCCTGATGCAACCATTGTTGGGTTTACTGACCTTCTACCCGGTACTGAACTGGCGCTAGTAAATTGCGCTGTGCTAGCCCCTGCCGATATGGAATAGGCGTTCATCTGCAAACGGCCCAAAACGCCTAAACCATCTTGGCAAGTAATAGTCGCCGTAGATAGCCCTGTATTGCCCGGGTAATCGTTGTATGCAACTTCAACCACATAAAACCTATACATGTTTGTAGGGCCTACGGTTTGTAGGTCAATAGCGTCACCAAAAGTAAAACCAGCAGACTCGTTTGCTTGGTTTTTAATAGTTAAAACCAGCGCGCCAGCATTGTAATTATCTAGATAATCTTGCCTGCCGTTATTAAACGACAGAGACAAAACAGACGAAGTAACCTCAGTGCTGGTGCTGGTGTTTCTTACTTTCCATGCAAACTTTGGCATTAGATTGCCCTAGTGGTTAGCGGCACTGCACCTGTCTGACGCACATAGCGTTGAATAGCCATAACAACAGCATTAGGGTCGCCACCATTGACGTTAATAGTGACGTTGTTGCCAATGCCAGCGTTAGGGCCAGAAAGAGGGATAACAGCCTCTGGGCCTGCCTCACCAATCAGCGCCATAGTTGGGCTAGTCACAATGCCACCTGTAGCCATAGCTTCAAAACCACGGGCACTGCCAGTGTTGCCGCCACCATCGTTGCCACCAAGCCTGCCGAAACTAACCTCACCAAGGGTGCCGATATCTTTGCCGGGCTTAATCAAGTTGATGCCCTTAATAACCAAGTTAATCATTTTGATGTAGGCGTTAGCCATGAACTCAAAATAGCCAGCCACACCATTAACCACTGTGCGCACCACGTTGCCAAAGGTGTCAAATTTCTTGTAGGCCGTCACTAGGGCAACACCTAAGGCAATAATGCCAGCCGTGATCAGCACAACAGGGTTAAGCGCCATGGCCGCATTGACTAAAACAACTGATGCGGCTAACACACCAAAAGCAGCTGCTACAGCCGTGATCAGTGTCGGGTTGTTTTGTGCCCACTCAGCAAACTTCTGCAACACTGGCAGAGCCTTTTCAAGTATTGGCAACAGTGCAGCGCCCACACCTTCTTTGGCTTCACCAAGGGCAACACCTAAACGCTTCATTGAGCCTGCAGCAGTGTTGGCAGAGTCTGTAGCGGCACCACCGAA